TTATTTGGTTGGATTGAGTGGTTTTTCTTTTCTGATGTAATGTTGAGTGGTACGTGCAGAAGTATGGCCAAGTTGTTTTCTTGCTCGTTCATCATCAATCATTAATGAAAGGTCTGTTGCTGCTTTCGCGCGAAGATCTCTCAATTGCACTTGGTTGATCTCTTCGGCTAGCTCTTTATATTTTCTTGATGCCGCATTACGGGTATCTTTGAAATAATCTGTAAGCGATCTCCGCTCGAGTTTTCGCCCCCATTTATTCGTAAACAGAAACTGATTTTCTTCAGTGATCCGCTTGTCGATAATCTCTTTTAGTTTACCTATAACTTTAATCGCAACACGTTTACCTGTTTTTTGCTGTGTAATATGAAGTAAATCGTTGTAGATGTGTGAACTATGGATTTTTACCACGTCTATTGGACGTTGTCCGGTTAAATACATCACATCCATAATGTCCTTCATATCCCCTGTGGCGCAGTCGTAGATTTTATCCAAGATATAATCTTCAATGTACACATCACGGTAATTCACTTTAAATTTTTTAACCCCTGTTGATGGGCTGATCTTTTCAGTGTAACCCCATTCTCTCGCCATGCTCCAAATGTGGCCAAATAACCCAACTTCGATATTTGCTGTTGGTTTAACGTCTTTTCTCCAATCTAAATATTCGCGAATGTGTATAGGCTCTATTTCATCAAGGGTAAATGGTGGATCTTGGAAGTATTGGCGTAATTTCTTTATTGCCTGAATGTTTGAGTTTCGAGTGTTCTTCGCTTTTTTAAGCGGCACAACTTCTTTTTCATATCGCTCAAGCACTTCAATAAAAAGGATATTATCTTTTTTCGTCAGATACTGCATATTAAGTTTTGCTGTTTCTAGAATAGCAATATGCTTATCTTTACCTAAAGCGACTTCTTTTTTATCTGCCATCGTGTAGTAATAATAAACCACGATTGAGCCATCCGCTCTTTTTCGATTCCGACACACCAAACCTTGTGGCAATCCTTGATTAATTCGTTTTCTTGGACGTGCCATAATATCCCCCCCTTACTAACTTAATACTGCAGACCGCCTTCTTTCCTTTGTTTGGGTAATCTGCTGCACTTTTTCACCTTTCAAAATTTTGTCACCATCAGATCGTAACACAAGCGGAAATTTTCTATTTCCTTTTGGATGAAGAAAAGGAATTCCGAATTCATTTAAGCTTTTCATCTGATATTTAGGACAAACATATCCAGTTATTAACGCTAATAATTCTGGACTGCAGTATTCGTCAAAAAATTCTCTTTCCATATAAACTCCAAAGAAACCGCTCATAAGAGCAGTTAATTAATTCGTTGAATACTAAAATAGCATGCGTGCAGTAGCTCATTTTGCTCAATATATGTTGCAGTTGGGAATAATTGAGTCATGAGTTTAACCGCTCTATCTTTGTCTTGTTTTAAGTTAAATGATAAGGATATTGTTATATTTTCCCCAATCATACTGCACATAGATGTAGTGTTCCTTTTTATAAAACCGAACACAAGTCCTTGATCTAATCCAAGTTTAAAGCCAAAACTTTCAAATCTTTTGATTATTTCTTGTTTAGTCATATTTACTCCAATAAAAACCGCACATAAAAAGTGCGGTAAGGTTCTGTTACAATAAATACTTTTATTCATTCCATTTGTTTAATCGTTACAATGTAATTTACTTCTCCAACTTTGCCATCGTCTATCCACTTAATAACAGGCTCTGGAGTGATTTTTAAAAGACCTCCCAATCTATCATTGAGCGCAACTTGTTCTGCTTGAAGTTTTTTACGGATAGCAAACCAACTAGCAAAATCAGGAAGAAAGCGTTTAAATTGTTCTTCTGTTAGCTGTAAAAAATCCATAACAGTTTTAAACTCATAAACTTTCTCACTCATACTTACTCCATTCTACTCTTCATAAAATCAAGCCAAACATAAGCCAACTGTATTTAGCGTCATCTAACGCACGTGTAACAGACGATGGGTCACCGCTATTCATTCGCACATAAAAATAGCACCCGAAAATATCGGAAAATCTTGAATAGGGAATGTTTATATTGATCTCATTCATCTTTAACACCTAAGATTCGACTTTTTGCCACTTCGATTAGCAATTTGTATTCATTTTTTGTTTTATCATCATGCACTTTGGCGGATTTTGCTAAAAACTCATCAACTGTCCCAGCAAAACAACCACGCGTTACAATTAACCCATCTTTACCGTTAAACACGGTTAGTGTGCCGTTTTCCGAACCGACATTTGACGCCCAAAAAATCATTTTATGCTCTGAAATTACCGCATGAGATCTAACCCGAGCGTCACCGGACACCAGAGCGTCACCGTACACCTCAGCGTCACCGGACACCCGAGCGTCACCGTACACCCGAGCGTCACCGTACACCCGAGCGTCACCGTACACCTCAGCGTCACCGGACACCCGAGCGTCACCGTACACCCAAGCGTTACCGGACACCCAAGCGTCACCGGACAGAGATTGATCTAAATTTTTTTCCGACTCAATAAATCCGCCAAGCTGTCCCGCCACTACTACGCCAAACGAAACTAGCGCTTTGATTCGGTATAGCTTTTTACCGCTCCAATGCTCAATAAATTCACCGGTTAACTCGTATTTCTTTTGTTGCTCTTTCATTTTTTTATCTCTCTATTTTGGATAATAAAAAGCCCTCGTAGTGAGGGCCGTTGTTGGTGGAAATTGTTTATAAACGTTCTTTTTCGTGTAATTCCGCTAATTCTTGTTCTGCTTGTTGTTTGTTCATTATTTATCGCCTTTTCACATATTTACCACGCAACTTTATAACCACGCCATTAATCACCAAGTTATAACTAACCATTTCTTTTTCCTAAAAGAAAACCGCCTTATTTGGCGGTCTCAATCATTTTTAACACTCGGCTTTTGCTTTCTTTTACAGGGTAAGCTAATCTGCCCTTGGTTGTAATAAAAGTAACATCGTTGATAACGTCAACGCTTTCAATCTCCCCAATACTAAAATCTATTGGAGTATTTTTATAAGACGTTAAAGTTATTTTCTTACTCATAACTCACCCCTAGAATGGAATGTTATCGTCAAAGCTATCGCCTTGCTCAGCCATTGCGCTTAATGGCTCAGGTTTTGCTTTGCTTGACTTGGCTTGTTTAGGCTCATCTTGGCGACCGCCTAACATCTGTAAGTTATCACCTTGAATTTCCGTAGTGTATCTGTCTTGCCCATTGCTATCTTGCCATTTGCGTGTTTTTAAACGCCCCTCAATGTAAACTTGAGAGCCAGTTTTTAAATATTGACCAGCAATTTCAGCAAGTCTGCGATAGAGTACAATGCGATGCCATTCTGTTTGAGTTTTTTTCTCGCCTGAGTTTTTATCCGTCCAGCTTTCACTTGTTGCCACACTGATATTTGCAATCATCTCACCGTTTGGCATTGTGCGGATTTCAGGGTCATTGCCTAAGTGACCAATGATGATTACTCGATTTACTCCTGCCATTTTGTTTTGTCCTTATATTAAATTTAATAAAAAGTCGTTGTACATTAAGTTATACTCATCAATCAAATCGTGAAGATTGTTTTCTTTTAGCCAGTTGATTGACTTGTCGTAAAGTTTCTCTTCCTCGATTTGCTCTTTTGTTTTGTTAAGCAATCTTTTTCTCAAATTCTCAACTTCTTTGTGATATTGTTCACAAGGAATAGAATTCACATTCTGCTGGGTTGATTTTTGAGAGAGTTCTTGTGATTTTGTCTTTGGGGTTTCTTCACTCACTGGCAAATCTTCGCCTGCGTAAATGTAATGCCCAAGTCCACACATTGCGATTGTTTTCGCAAGGCATCGCATAATCGCCTTATTAATATCCGTAGCGGTTGGGTTTTTAATGGACTTGTTTAAGTGATCCATTACAGGCAGCCACATAAAACGACTAAACTGCTCATCGCCATCTTTAATTGTTAATGTTACCGATACCATCACAGATTCATCTGGTAGAATTCTGTCTTGGTGAATTTCGTAAAAGCTTTCGGGAAAATGCTCCATAAGCACGCCCCAAGCCCAAGCCCAAGAAAGGTAAGTTAGAGCATATTTTCCAGTGCCTTTTGTTTCTGTTTTATCGTTCACGTTAATCGCACTTAACAAATCCCACGCTCTACGCTGTAACGATTGTTTTTTATCAGCCATTTCTACACCTCAAAATTCATTCGTTTGTAAATCGCTCGCACTCGCTCAACATCTTTAGCGCAATATTCAGCGACTTCATCAATACAACCATCTTGCACCGCTTGCCACACCTTAGAACCATCAATATCACCTTTCTGCTCAACATTAAGCACTTGGCATAGCTTATTAAGGCTTGGTTTTGATTCTCGGTTATATCCGCACCATTCCAACATCGTGTCGTAAGTGTTTCGCTTATCCATCTTGTAGTAAGGTTTCACACCATTGATTACGCAGCGCTGCCACAAGAACAAACCGTCAAAGCTCGTCACATTGTGTCCAATAAACATTGGGACGGTTTTACATCGGTTAGCTTGCTCTTTTAGCCAATTATTAAACCGTGTCAAAATATCTTTCTCACGGTCTTTAACTTGCCAATCTTTACGATAGAAAGTAACAACTTCGCCATCGTTGATTGCCGCACTAATCACTACAACTTCACCAAACGCACCATCTAAAGAAGTTTTATTAATTGCAAGCTCTTTGTTTTCTTCAAGCCATTTGTTAATTGTTTCTTCATTCTTATAATTCGCAGGCGGTTTAAGGTTTTCGCACACAAATTCTTGATGCTCTTTGCTTTGCGTTGGGATTGTTTCAATATCAATATAAATTTTCATTTTGCTCACCTAAAATGGCATTTCTTTGTAATAAAGCTCAATGATTTCTTTCGCTCTTTGTGGGTCGATAATCCCACTCATTAACCAATCTTGGAATTCATTAAGCTTTTGTTCTTGCTCTTTACTAGCGGAGCGGTCTTTATCTTTTCGGTTAATCATTAAGGATGTATCCATTTTTGTAATCCTCTTCTAACTGTTCCAATTTATCTTCTGCCATAGCGGTCAGGATTTTAATTCGCATTTCTTCGTAGTCGGTGCTAAGTGCGACCGCCTTTATAAATTCGTCATCATTAAATGTATCATCATCAAAGGCACTGATAACCTCGTCATAATCAAGCATCTTCTCTCTAAAAGCACAGATGGCATCGCTATCACCATTTGAAATATCTTCTTCGATATTTTCCATTTCACGCTCTACCGCCTCGTTATACGCATCTTCGGCACAACATCTACGGTCATAATCACTGAGCGTTTTGCGTTCCCATTGTGCTTGTAGGCTCTCCATTTGATACACCTCTTATGATTTTGAAAAAGTTATTTACATCATCAAACTGAAAGCCTTTAACTCGGTTGCCGTTGATGATTAGTGTTTTAGGTTGAGGAAGTTCGCCACGATATACCGCAGTCATAGCGGTTGCGTGATGAATGCCAAACATTTGTTTCAAATCAAAGAAGATGAAGAAGTCTTTATCATCTTGTTTTGATTGTCTTTGATTGATGTAGTTATCAAATCTATCTAGCGATTTAGTCATTGATGGAGAGACGAATTTTCTCTTACTAACAGCTTTTGGAGTTTTTATTTCTTTCTCTTTAACTTTAGCTTTTGGCTTGTTATCACCAATTAAACGAAAGCGTGTTCCATACATAGCGTTATAACGCTCAATATGTCGATTTATAAACATCACAGCGTTTTGCTTTGAATGTTGTGGGTACGTTTTGTGGATTAGGCGACCATTAACGAAGAAAGAGGCTTTAAATACGCCATTTGTTTCTTCTATATCAACTCTATAAGTCTTTTTTTCTTTCATCGTCTAAATCCTTTTGTTTAATGTTTGTGTACGCCATAGCCTCTTGTTTTGCTGGCTCTGTTAAATTTGGTTGATATTGCCCGTTCTCGGCAATCCATTGCACTCTTGCTTGTTCACGCTCTAGTGCGGTAGGCTCACTTGCAAAACAATAGGAGATTCCGCCAATCAAAAAGGCGATAAACATCGCACAAGCAAGCTTTGCTAAAGGTCGTGTGATTTCTGCGAATACATCAGTAAATTTTTCCATTTTTTGATTCCTTTTTAATCAATTTAGTGAATTTTGGGTGTAAAAATCCGCCACACGGATTTCTTGGGGAAAAGTGCGGTCGGATTTTTTGGGGTTTTAGATGGTGGTTTCGACTTTACCGAAGATTTTTTCGTTAAAGCTGCGGATATGCTTCAGTACGCGCCAGTTTGTTTCTGGATCTGCTTCAATGTCGACGGTGATACGTTTCACTACTTCGTTGAAGCGGCGTAGTGTGTTGCGATATTCAACAGCATTATCTCTTGCTTCGACGGCGAATTTTGAACCGATGGCAGCGAGCGGGCTGTAAAGCTCGTGCAGTAGGTTGTTGTTGCGTCGGAATGCGAAGCACGCCCAAGCTACGGTTTGCAGTTCATATTCCGTTAGTGTGACGGTATATGTCTTTTCCGGTTCCGGCAATGCAAGCTGTTGCGGTTGCTTGCGGTGCATTGCCATAAACGCGCGGAGCACCACCAAATGAAACTGTGGGCTGATCCACATGGCATAGGCAATGACAAGCTCCTCGCAAGCGTAGGTTCCACCGTTGGTGCCACGAATAATTTTTAAGGCGTGTTGGTTGTCTTTTTCGATTTCGGCAATCAGTGCTTTTGTGGTATCAAGGCGGACGAATCTGTTCGGCTCGTGTTTTTTCTCATTGCCACTGGCAATGTGAAGATCTTTTAAATTGAATAAATTTTCGTATGTACGAATTGAGGTGTTGAGAATTGCTAAGTTTGACATTTTTATGCCCCTGAACGATTTTAAGTTATCCGATCATTAAGTAGGTGATCGGGGTTCAACTTACCGCGTTCAGACGGCGGAGCTTATTCAGATGTATTGTATATCGCTCTCTCGCCCCGATCTTTGGAAAACCCCAGATCTGGGGTTTTTTAAATACTCAGATCTGAGCATTTTAAATTTTAGGCATAAAAAAACCGCTATGCTATCGGGTGCGGGTAACCGCTGAACGTTGTAAGTGCGGTTATCTTAATCCGAAGTGATGGTGGTGTCAATTTATTATTTATCCTTTAAAAAATCCCTTAGTGTCAACAGCTAGAGCCGCTTTCGTTGTCAATTATTCATTCAAGGAGATTGGACGATGCTTTCGCACGTTTGAAAGCGGCTTTAGCTGGTGGCTCTTTCGGGATTTGAACCCATTTCGTTTTTCCAAAAGTCAGCATTAACTAAATTTTATATTAGTGTTTCTAAAGGTGTCGGTTTCCATAACCAACTCAACAAAGAGCCATTAAATACCTTTCTTTATACTTGTAAGGCTCAAGCCCTTATTGTCACCACAACACATAAGGAATATAATTTTCACAACCACAACACAAAAATAAGGATAAATTATGAAAAATAATATCTTAGTTACTTATGATTTAAATAAGTCTGGTCAGAATTACGATGCGCTTATTGAAAAAATTAAAACATTAGGCGCATGGGCTAAAGTTCAGCAATCTGTTTGGTATCTTCATACTTCTTATTCAACCGATGATGTTTTAGATCGCTTAAGTAAAGTAACTGACTTCAACGATTCAATTTTTGTTGCAGATATGAGCGATGCTTCTTGGCGAGGATTACCTGCCGATGTACAGCAGTTTATTCAGGAGCAGTGGTGGAAATAACTCCGCAACTCCCAGAACCAGTATTTTTACCGTAACGATTAATTCGCTCAAATGCGAAACAACATCTATCGGCAATTAATGCAGGTTCTAAACAACCGTTTTCAACCGCCCTTAATACAGCCCATTTGATCTGATCTTTATCTCTTTCAGATAGGCTGATTTCTTGTTTTTCTTCCATTTTTAACCTCATTTGTTTTATGTCTGCCATTTCAAAGTATAAGTTTTAAGCCCTCACGCTCGGCTAATTGTAAGATGTCAAAATCAAATCCGGGAAAGTGACTATTTCTTCTAACAATTCTTTAATGGTTTTTTCTATTGCAATAGAGCTTGAGTCTTCCTTTACTGGGTATTTTTGGTTTAAATCAACCTGTCCATAAAGGTTATCTCTTAAAATTTCCTCGCGCTCTTTTTCTGAATAAAACGCATGAAGAATTTCCTCAATGGTTCTGCCCGCGTAAATTTCAGTTTCTTCGTAAACCCAAAATGCTTTTTGCATTTCTCTCACGTCCTTAATTGCGTGATCAATGCACTCAATATCCCTGCTGTATCGCAAGGTATCAATGATACCCATAGTATCTACAGAGATTGAGTATTCTCCTGTATCAGCTTCTTTTGCCATGGTTGGTCTGTAATGATTAATGAATTTGATCCTCTTGGCTTGAGTAACCAAGTAATCATATTCGGATTTGGAAATCGTCACATATTCCATTTTTAACCTCGTTTGTTTTATGTTTGCCATTTCAAAGCACACTCAAGAACATTCCCTTCACCGTGCGCACTCATTAGATCGGTCTGTGTAGAATGCGCTTTGAATTGGTGCTGCGGGAGAGATTCGAACTCAACTATCCTCCGGTTATGAGCCGGTTGCTTTTACCTATTAAGCTACCGCAGCAGTTTACCGTCTCTCCGGTATGTCACGCACTTTTCGCCGCGTTTACGCTTTTATAAACCGATCCGTGGGCTTGTTTGCCGTTTCCCCGACCGTTCTCATATCCTCGAAGGATTGCTTAGAGATATAAACAGCGCTGCCCTTGATTCGCCAACCGCCTCTTTTCGGTTAACACGCGACACAGTTTTCTGCTTGGGGGTTACTCGACTTAAATCAGCCGATAATTTATATCCCGCATGAGTCCAGCAATTTTAAAGAGCAACTCAAAGTGTTTTGCTTTGATGTGGCTTATAATACTAAAACTAATATTAATAGTAAATAGTAAAACTAATATATTTTAATAAATTTACTATTTAAACTATTAAATTACTGTTTTTACTAATATTTTATTTTTGTAAAATTTTGACTATTTGCTGAATTTGTGACCTAGATCACAAAAATAGGGTAGTGGAGAGGTGGGTTTGATGGATTTTGGGCAAAAGAAAACCGCTCTATTTGAGCGGTTTGCGTTTTTTTCTAAGCCACAAGTTTCAGATTTTGAAAAATTTGGTAAATCTCTGGCTCTGGAAGTTGTTTTAATAGATGGTGAACTTTTTGAGCCGGATTAAGCGCAAGTAACTTTCTAGACAAATCAGCATAAAGACTCTCTAGTACATGGTTTCGATTCCATACTACTTTATAGTTTTTGTTATTTATTTTTTCTTCAATTTGGAGAAGATATTTTTCCTCATTATATGTATATTTCATTGAGTGGCGGCTTATAGCGTTTTCGTCTGATGAATCTATAAATGATACGATTACAAGTATGTGCTCATACTGTTTTTTTATATCTATGGAAGAATACTCGTTATCAAATATAGCTTCGGACAGCTCTGCCGGCTGAATTCCTTTTGCTATATTTAGGTTGATAATTTTATCTATTAGTGATTTTATTTCATTAGTGATGCGCATTTTTCAACATCCCCCTTAGTTCAACTATAATTGAATCAATTTCTCCGATTGATCTCTGTAGTGTAGCATTATCCCTGCTGTCAACGCTACCAAATTTATTGTAAAGCTTGCTATTTATGTATATAACAATAATCCCGTCATTAGGTGTTTCTCTCGTTATTCTCAGTAGTCTATTGAATTTATTGTATAAATTGTTACTTTTAGCGTCAATTCCTAGATCGCTGAGCAGATCTGCAGCCAAATTTTGAGCTTTGCTTGTTAAGATTTTACGCAATTCTTTTCTTGCTTTAGCGGGTCTTTTACTGACTAGTACTTCATCAATTTCTTTATTTGCTTTTTGTTCAGCAGCTTGTTCAATTGCTTTTAAATATATCGGATCTAGGTCTTTAGGCAGTCTTGCTGTTACTTGGCTTATTTCTTCTTGAATCTCTTTGCGTTTTTGCTCAAAGAGCTTGTTAAAATCAATATCATCCAGATATGAATCTTGAGTACTTAAATAGCTACCATCGGAAGATATTTCTGCAAGCTCAACTTTGCGTTTTTCATAGGCTTCATCGCTAATATGAACATCATAATCTCTGGACACTTGGAGCTTGGCACGGTCAACTTCTTTTTGGAAAATATTCCACATTTTATTTAGTCCGGCTTGCTCATGGAATATAACAACGGCGTTATTGTCAATCTCAAAGGCTTTAATTTCATTATTAGGTATAACCCTAAGAACACGTCCGATAATCTGAGCGAAAGCGTTTATACTACGATAAGGTCTAAATAAAGCAAGAATGGTTAAATAGCGATGATCGTACCCTTCCATTAGCATATTTACGGAAACCACAACATTGCATTGATGATTTTCAATTTTCATTAATGTTTCTTGTTGTTCTTCGTGTGACATATTGCTATGGATGATAACTACACTCATACCTTTATCTTTATACCATGCAGCAATATCTTCAGCGTGTTTTATACTGCATCCAACAGCAAGAATTTTATGTGGGACTGTCGGTGATGATTCCTTTAAATAATTAAACTGTTTAATACTTCTATCTATAACATCTAAAGAGCAATCTTTTGATAGAGAAATACATTTTTCTATCCATTCTTGCTCTTTGAATTCAAGAACTTCTTCTAAAGTTAATTGCTTATTCGGACTTTCTGGCAATGTGAAATATAATTCATGGGCGTTAACAGTCTCTTTCCTTAACAGTTTTACATATTTTGCGCGCATTACTTCTGAAAGTGAGGTTTCATGTATTTTTTGACCCGGTAGCTCTTGATTATCTCCTCGGTATGGAGTCCCTGTAACATGAAGCTTTTTAGCATTTGAAAAATATTCTAAGACCTTTTTCCAACTTTCAGCCGGTGCATGATGAGATTCATCAATAATAATCATATCGAAAAAATCCGGAGGAACACGGCTGATTAAGCTTGTTGCTCTTGAGGAAGATAATTTATGTATATTTGAAAAGATAATATGACTTTGTTTTAAGTGCTCATCCGAAACATCGGATTCATATTCGACTAGAACGGGCAAGTTATCAATACTAAATATGATGTCATGATTTATCCAAAAGTTATCTTGGAGTGCGTCTTGAGTCTTTTTAATACTATCTCTTGTTATCAATCCCGGCGTAATAATTAATACACGGCCATCGCTTACATCGAAAGGTGCTATAGATATTAAACCGGATTTCCCTGTTCCCGTTGGTAAAACAACCAGAGCTTCGCCAGTAGGATTTTGTTGGAAATATTCTTTTATATTAATATAAGCCTCAATTTGTGGTGTTCTTAGCTTATTATTACCAACAATATTTACTGGCGTTGATTTAAAATAATGTAGTGTTTCATTCATATTTTTTCCTTAGGTCTTGGTTAGTTATTACAGATCAACAATATCCAGTGTTAATTTCTTGATCAGTTTTCCGACAAAATGAATTTGTTCTACTTGGTCTTTTTCTAAGATTTCAGGATCGTAACTTGGATTGTCCGAAATTACTTTTAGTCTGTAGCCACTTAGATACTGCAAGCGCTTGATTCTTGCTTTCCCCTCATATACAAACGCATAGATGCCGTCATCTTTGAATTCATTAACTGTCTGATCAATCGCTACTATATCACCGTGTTTTAGGCTCATTTCGGCATTAGTCGGATTGTACATGCTGTTTCCGTCGATAATCGCAATCGATAAATTATTAGCTGTTCTACGTTGAAAAATCTCCATGAACTTGTCACGCGAAAATTCAATAGAGCGGATTGTGTCCGGGTAATCAAGGTTGATGACACCATCACCGGCGGCAAGGTGGTTATCAAGCAAGGTGAGTTTGATTGAATCTGTTGCTGTCGGTTCCGAAAACTCTTTTGCCTTTGTTACCAGTGTAGTGAAGTCCTCGGAAATATCAGGATCTATATCAGATGGTTCAACATCAAGAATCGAAGCAAATTTAATGATCGTTTCTTTGCTTATAGGCTGCTTACTATTTGGGTTCATATAGTGGCTTACACCACCCTGTGTCTTAATATCTAACAGATTAGCGATTTTAGCTTGAGTTAATCCCAAATCTTTTTTCTTTGTTTCATAAATGCTTTTTAGGCGAGTTTTAATCTCGAAAAGTCTTTGTTCCACTTCGCTCATTGTATCCCTCATTGTGAACATTTCCCGAATTATATTAGCCCCGCTAATAAGATCAAGAATAGTGAAAATATTAAAACTATTGAATAAAAGAAATAGTTTTGCTAATATTTCTGTATTCAGGAGGCTATATGAAATTAACCGAATATTTAGCTGAGAAAAAACTTACTCAAGAACAGTTTGCTCAGCTTGTACAAAAAACGCAGGGCTTTGTTAGCCATTATTTGACGGGTCGTTGTGAGTTAAGCGCGAAAACAACACTGGCTTGGTCTGCCGTAACTAATTATTTGGTTACACCGCACGAATTAAGCCCGCACTTATACCCAAACCCGGATGATGGATTACCAAAACACCTTAGAGCGTAATTTACCAACCTTTACCCAAAAGAAAACCATAAAAAAGTGGGAAAAATTATGACAATGAAACAAACCATTATAGAGATGATCGAGAAAGTGCCAGGTGGCAAAAGTGCGGTAGCTGGATTTCTCGGCTTTACCGAAAGCGAGTTAAATAATCGTCTTTATCAAACAAAAGGCCAACGCTTTAAGAATGAAGAATTGATTGCCATCCAACTCGAGTATGGCTGCACTGATTTTATCGAGGAGCTTTGTCGCAATGCTGGTGGACGATTTGTAAAAGATACCGATGCAGACAATTTAGATGCCGTGGAAATGGCAAATATCCAACTACACGAATTATCAGCTAGAGGAATGCTTTTTGGCGTATTGGAAGATGCGTTAAAAGATGGAGAAATCACCCAGGGGGAAGAAGAGATTATTCGAAAATTATTAAACAAACATTTAGCGGCGACACAACACTCAATCGAGTGCGTGATATCGCTAAATAAACGGCAATAAAAAACCACGGCTGCAACCGTGGTTCTGTACGAAGGAATTTTTTATGAAAACCAAAATACAGCTTTATGATACACAAATTCGCCAAGATGAACAAGGGCGTTTTTGCTTAAATGATTTACATCAAGCAAGCGGTGGTGAAAGTCGTCATCGTCCTGCTTACTGGTTATCAAATCAGCAAACGCAAGAGTTAATTGGCGAAATTTCAAAAGACGGAATTCCGTCTATCCTTACAAAACAAGGACTTGGAACATTCGTAAGCAAAGAACTTGTTTACGCTTACGCAATGTGGATTAGTCCGAGATTCCACTTATACGTTATTCGCACATTTGACAGCTTGGCAAGTCATCAAAATCCAACCGCGCTTTTACCACAAAACTACGCTGCAGCATTGCGTGAGTTGGCGGAATCTGTTGAGAGGGAAGAGGTTTTAAAGTTAGAAAACAAACAGCAAGCCGATTGCATTGAAGCGATGAGCAATTACTTCCGAGCGGGAATGACCGCACCTCAATTCGTAAAAGGTCTGAACGGCGTAAATTCAACGCAAATCAACGCATTTTTACAGAAAAAGAACTGGCTTTACAGAGACCAGCACGGTGAATGGCGCGTAACGTCTTATGCCCGTGATGTGTATATGACCGAAGAGGTTAATGAGTTTACCCCGCATGGTTGCGATCCGATTATCAAATACAAGCCAACGTTACTTAAAAAAGGCGCGGCAAAACTTTATGAGTGGTACACAAAAGGGTTGTTGCCGATGAAAGCAACGTGGAACGGCAAATTTATACAAGAGAAGGTGGCGGCGTGATGAGTAAATTTATTCCTAATGCGTTTCAAATTCCCAATTCCGTCATTGACGAATTACTGGCAAAGCTCACTTGCGCAGAGCTTAAATGTTACTTGTTTGTAGTTCGCAAAACAAAGGGGTGGAATAAAGAATCAGATAGCATTTCTGTTAGTCAGTTTATGGAAGTTACAGGGTTAAGTAATCGTTCTGTTATAACTGCTTGTGAATCACTTGTTGAAATGGGATTACTTGAGCGTTCAGGTGGTGAACGCAAATTAAATACTTATTCAGTGAAAGCGTTTGAGATTTCACAAACTGGTGAAAAAAGTTCATCAGATAAAACTGGTGAAAATTTTTCACAAACTGGTGAAAAAAGTTCATCAGATCTGGTGAAAAAAGTTCACACACAAAATAACAATAAAAACACTATACAAAATAACAATAAAAAAAATACCAAAAAAAGCGAATCGGATTTGCTTGCTGAATTTGGAATCGTTGGTCAGCTTGCTGAAGATTTTCTTAAACTCCGAAAAGCCAAGAGCGCGCCAATTACTGAGACTGCACTTAAAGGCTTTCAACGAGAAGCTGCCAAGGCTGGGATATCGCTTTCTGACGCAATCACAATCGCTATTGAGCGTAACTGGCGCGGATTTAGCGCGAGCTGGAATTGGCGTGATGACGACATAGCAATGGCTGCAAACACCAGAAAAACAAGCTCCTTTGCTGATGATGGATCTTGGGCTGTAGGCAGAAAATTAAATATCGACCCTAACTTGATACCGGAGGAATTGAGATGACAAACATTACCCAAATGCAAGCCGAGGGAAGTGCGGTTAAAAAATCCAATATTCCAGATAATTCCGTTCGTTTGATTGATCGAATGTTTATCAGATTAAAATCAATTTTTCCAGCGTGGAAGCAGGCGTTTGCCAGTGAAGCTGAGTATAACGAAACAAAGCAAGTTTGGCTCGAAGAGTTATTCAAGGCGGGCGTAGTTAATCCTCAATCCCTAAAAAGAGGATTGGATTTGGCTGCAAAATCCGAAAGCCCATTTTTCCCGAGTGTAGGTCAATTCATTGCTTGGTGCGAGTTTGAAAATTACCACGAATTAGGCTTGCCAACGCCCGAAGAATTGTCATCAAGAATTCAAAAATACTTTGGTTACGCAAAAGAACCTCACAATTTCAAATTCCGCTCAAAGGCTGAATATTATTTGCTTAAAACCATTTATGACGGTTACGGCAAGAAAAAATGGGAAGATTGCCAAAAGGCTATGCCGAAAATCCTTGCTGAAGTGGTTGAAAAAGTGAAAACAGGATTTGAATTTCCACAAATCCCTGAGTTGATAGAACAAAAACCGAAAGTAATTAGTCCAGAAGTGTCAAGAAACGGAGTGGCTAAGATTAAAGAGATTATGGGGATTGCATAAATGACAGAGCAAAAATTTGATAAAGGGCAGTTTGTTGATATTTATAAAGCAGATAAAAAATACAACGTTATATATGCAGATCCGCCATGGCGCTATCAGGATAAGGGGTGTAGCGGCTCAGCTGAAAGCCATTACAACACAATGAAGATTGGTGATATCTGTAATCTACCAGTTAAAGATATAGCAGATGAAAATGCAGTTCTGTTTATGTGGGTTACTTATCCAATGTTATCAGAGGGATTAAAACTTATTGAGGCTTGGGGATTTAAATATAAAACAATAGGATTCCAATGGATTAAAACAAACAAGAAGAACAAAAGCACGTTCTTTTTTGGGCTTGGGCGCTGGACTAGAGGGAATACTGAGTGCTGCTTGATTGCCACTAGAGGAAAGATAGGTAGAGTTAGTAATTCCATAAGCCAGCTAATAATTGAGCCAATACAACATCATAGCAAAAAGCCTGATGTTGTGCGTGAAAAAATTGTTGAATTAGTTGGCGACTTGCCTCGCATTGAGTTATTTGCCAGAAATCAGTCAGACGGTTGGGATGTTTGGGGTAATGAGGTTAATTAAATGGATAAGAAACAATTCTTTCTACGCTCAAACCAAGTGCGGTTGAATTGCATTGAATTTATCAAAGAGCTGCCAACGGACAACAAAAATCCGTTGGTGGTAAAAATCCAACCAATGACACGCTCACTTGAGCAAAATTCAAAACTGCACGCACTACTAAGCGATATTAGCAAACAGTGCAAATTTAACGGTGAGAAACGAGACGTCGACACTTGGAAAATGATTATGGTATCAGCTCATAAAATCGCAACAGGCGGCAAAGCTGAAATGGTAATCGGTTTAGAGGGTGAAGTTATTAATCTACGAGAAAGCACTGCGCAAATGAGCGTACAACGATTAGCAAGCCTTATCGAATACACGACCGCTTGGGGTGTAGAGAATGGGGTTAAGTTTAATGATAAATGGGAGTTTTAAGCTATGAGAACGTTAATTTTTATTTTAATCATTATCGGTGGCTTTGCTATTGGGTATTTATCAAAAGGCACGTTTGGAGTTCTATGTTTGTTTATGTGTTTTTTATCTTTCATTCTTGGTATTTCAGTTTATTCGGACGCTGATTCTCAAAAAGCCTTAAGCAGCGAACTTCTAGAAATCAAAAAGAAATACTACGAACTTAAATACGCTAAGGATAAAGCTGAATGAGAGAAGAAATAGCCCTAGCAGCGGTTCTTTTCGTGGTTGTGTTTGTGATTATTTGTTTTATCTGTGGAGCCGATGACGATGAATAATAGAGAACTTTGGATTTTAATTGCTGCATACACTTTCCTGGTGATTGGTGTGATTTTGATAACAGGCAAATGGTGGTAGATATGAGTAAACCTAAGGAAACCAAATGCAAAGTATGCGGTTGTTACTTTGTCAAAACGATAAGCTCAATGCAGAAAGTCTGTTCACCTAAATGTGCGATTATCCTTTCGAAAGAGCAGGCGAGAAAGAAAAAAGAGAAACAAGACAAGCAAGAGCGGTTAGAAACCAAGAAAAGAATGACTGCACTTAAACAGAAAATTAAAAGCCGCTCCGAGTGGCTAGATGATTTACAAAGCTGGGTAAATAAATTCATTCGCCTAAGAGATAAAAACGAGCCTTGTATATCCTGCGGTCGTTATCATCAAGGGCAATATCACGCAGGGCATTATCGCAGCCGTGGAGCTTGTCCAGAGTTGAGATTTAACGAGGACAACATACACAAACAGTGCGCACCCTGTAATAACCAAAAGAGCGGAAACGCTATAGAGTACAGAATAAACCTGGTTAAAAAGATTGGAATTGAACGGGTAGAGTTTTTAGAGCGACAAGACCATCCGCCATTAAAACTGACAATCGAAGAAATCAAAGAGCAAATTAAAATCTACAAAGCCAAATGCAAGGAACTAGAGAATGAATAAATTCAGCGAACTACCAGAACTAGACTACGACCAAATTCAATATGTGGATAGTAGAATGTACCCTTGGGGAGCGTGGATTAATGAAGGTCGTTTAGATAAACCAGAATTAAACATTCTCTACAAACTTATGAAGAGCGTAGAGCCGCAAGACGAGCCAAGCAGTGCGATTTGTGATGATGAATTAGGAATGATGATTAGTGAGCAAGTGGAAATGTTCTTTAAAAAATACGATGAGCGGATGCACTTCATTCTTTTTTCGTATTACGTTCACAAATCAACATCAAACAAAATCGCAGTGAAGTTAAGAGAGCGTGAAGAGCCTCAATATATGCAGCCTTGTAACGGTAAGCGAGATATTAGAATCCCTTGCTTAAAAACTTGTAAGCGTAGAGTAGAGAAAGATTTAGCGCTAATGAAAGCGATTATCTACGAGAAGCTAATCAAGATTGAAGTCAAATTAGCAGTAGAGAGCGAGAAAAGAAAAAATATTAAAAAAATTCTATTTATATATTGACATACTTGTCAACTTGTCCTATCATACTGATATAAGGTGGTCGCACTGTAAGTAGTGAACACCGAAATAAATTTAATATAGCCTCGATTGCGAAAGCGGTCGGGGTTTTTTATTGGACGATTAACTCAGATGGTAGAGTGGCAGCCTGTTAAGTTGTGTGTCACTGGTTCGAATCCAGTATCGTCCGCCATATATTCAGCTCATAGGTATTAGTTTACTTATGAGCTTTTTTATTTGAGGTAAAAAAAAGAATGCCTATGAAAGATCCAGATGTATGGGCTTTGATTTGGGCGTGGTTGCAAATGAATCTTGCCAGTAGCTCAATTCAAAGTGCCGGTGCGGCCATCATAATGTCACTTTTGCGTATGGGTTTTATGCGAAAGAAACCGTCATTCCGCTATATGCTAATTGATGCAGCAATTTGCGCATCGATTGCTGGCGTGGCAGTGCCTATTTGTACTCATATATTCGGACACGCAGATTTTTCAGCTTTTTTCGGCACAATGATTGGGTTTGTCGGGACCGAAAAAATACGCGAATTCTTGTTTAAGTTTATTAATCGTAGGATTGACAAAGATGACAATGATTATTCCAGAAACGACATTCAATAAAGTTTTTCCAAAAGCAATCAAAGGAGTTTATCAGGCGATATCAAAGCATATTGATTTAGCTGGCTGTTATAACAAACAACAACAAGCGATGTTTCTTGCTCAATGCGGACACGAAACAGCTGGATTTACCACTTTTAGCGAAAACTTAAATTACTCAGCAGATGGATTGATGAGAGTTTTCCGTAAGTATTTCCCGAATCTTAATATTGCTCGCCAGTACGAACGCAAGCCAGAAAATATTGCAAGCCGAGTATATGCTAATCGAATGGGTAATGGACCAGAAGAAACGATGGACGGCTGGAATTATCGTGGCCGTGGATTAATTCAAATCACTGGTAAGGATAACTATATCCGATTTGCCCGTTGGTTAGGCGATACGATCAGCCCTAAAGAAGTATCAAGTAATTTAGACTTAGCGGTCAAAGCGGCAGTCTGGTACTGGATTTTTAACGACTTGGCATCTATTGATTCGGTCCAAAAGGTAACGATTAGGATCAATGGTGGCACTAACGGATTGGATGACCGATGTCGATTATTCCGTGCGTTAATGGTGGATTGATATGATGGAAGGTTGGAATGGTTAATAAACTAACACTGATTTTTCTAGCGGTAACAGTTAGCCTGTGCGGTTGGATTTGGTTTCAACACGGAACAATAAATGACTTAAGAGCCGAAAACCAAACACAGGCTAATCTTATCGCAGAACAAGAAAAGGTTAATCAATCGCTAAAAGATACGATTGAGGTAGAGCGCCAAGCAGTAGAGCAACAGAGAGTAATCAATGATGAAATCAAACAAGCAACACAAGACAAAGTGCAAGTTGTCAGAAAGATTATTAAGTCACAGCCTTGTTATAACACTCGCATCTATGATGATGCTATTGAGCGGTTGCACTAATAAGGTGACAACAAAGACGGAATACATTTATCCGCCTCAAGCATTTCTAACGCCTTGTGTGAAAACTCCATTTACTGGGAGTACATACGGTGAGGCCGTGGAGCATTTAATCATAGTGCAAGGTGAGCGTGATATGTGTGCTAGTCAAATCACGAACATTAACAAGTGGATTGAAAGCACAAAGAACAACAAATAAAGGATTTCCCTATGTCAGACGTGAAAGAGAAATCCACGTCTAAAGGCGTGGTGAAATTAACTGATAAGCAAAAGCGGTTTATTGAGGAATACCTAATAGACCTTAACGCAACTCAAGCAGCGATTAGGGCTGGTTATAGCGAAAGAACAGCGTATTCAATAGGTGAAGAAAACCTGAAGAAACCTGAAATAAAGCGTGCTATTGATGAGGCTCAATTAAATCGCTCAAACAGGGTTCAGATAACCCAAGATGATGTGATTCGAATGTTAATTGAAAACATTGAGAAATCATCTGGCGTAAAACAGGTAGTCATTACCCAAACAAGAAAATCAGAAGATGGTGAGTATGTTGGTGATGATGTAGCTCAATTTGTTTATGAGCCGTCTAGTGTAAATAAAGCCTTAGAGTTGTTAGGTAAGCACTTGGGAATGTTTAAAGATAAATTAGACGTAACCACTGGCGACAAGCTTTTACCGACAGTAATCAATGTGACATTTAGCGATGAGCCTTGATATTAAATTTCCGACAAAGTTTAGAGCATTATTTGAAGATATATGGCGTTTTATTATCTTCTATGGTGGTCGTGGTTCAGGTAAGAGCTTTAATATAGCGAGAGCGTTAATTATTAGAGCTTACCACAATCCGACACGAGTGCTTTGTTGCCGTGAAATTCAAAAGTCTATATCTGATTCTGTTATTCAGATGTTGACTGACCAGATAGAGAAATTAGAACTTCAAAACTTCTTTGAGGTACAGAAAACTCAAATCATTGGACAAAACGGTTCAAGATTTACGTTCGCAGGGCTTAAGACAAACATTACTTCAATCAAATCAATGACAGGTATTGATGTTGTTTGGGTTGAAGAGGGCGAGAATGTATCGAAAGAAAGCTGGGATGTATTAATTCCAACTATTCGAGAAGATAAGTCTCAAATTATTGTTAGTTTTAACCCTAAAAATATTTTAGATGATACCTATCAGCGTTTTGTAATTAATCCGCCAGAAAGATGTTCTTCTGTGCTGGTTAATTGGCAAGATAATCCGTATTTTCCTAAAGAGTTAATGGAAGATATGGAGCAAATGCGAGAACGTGACTACGAGCTTTACAGACACGTTTACGAGGGTGAGCCAGTAGCCGATTCAGATATGGCGATTATTAAGCCTTTATGGATTGATGCTGCGGTAGATGCTCATGTTAAACTTGGATTCACTGGTAAAGGCTTAAAAAAAGTCGGCTTTGACGTAGCGGACGAGGGTGTTGATAGTAACGCAAATGCGTTTGTTTATGGCTCAGTCGTTCTTGATGTTGATGTTTGGAAAAATGGCGATGTTATTGATTCAGCCAATCGAACAAATCAAAGTGCGGTTAATTTTGGTGCTGATTTAATTATTTTCGATAGCATCGGTGTTGGTGCAGGCGTAAAAGCTCACTTTAAGCGATTACCTAAAACTATTCAGGTTGAGGGGTTTAATGCTGGTGGCTCAGTGGCTTATCCAGAGCGTGAATATATCAAAGGCAAGAAAAACCAAGACATGTTCTCGAATATCAAAGCTCAATCTTGGTGGTCGTTAAGAGATAGATTTTACAAAACCTATCGAGCAATCAAGCACGGTGATGTTTATCCTGATGATGAACTAATAAGCCTATCAAGCAGCATTAAAGAGCTTGAGTATCTTAAAGCTGAATTATCTCGCCCTAGAGTGGATTATGATAACAATGGACGGGTTAAAGTCGAAAGCAAAAAAGACATGCGAAAACGCGGCATACCGTCACCAAATATGGCTGATGCGTTAGTGATGTGTTACGCACCAACAAAACCAAAATCATTATTGGATTTATAGATATGAAATTTTTTGACGGAATAGCATCTCTGGCGTTAAAGCTCGGATTAAAGCAAGAACAGACGAAATACACTGCTAATTCAATGCTCACTGAAAAGCGAGAAGAATTAGAGGCGTTATGGCGTGAAAATTGGATCGCCAATAAAATCTGCATCAAGCGCCCGGAAGATATGACAAGAGCGTGGCGAGACGTTTTCTCCAACGACCTTGATTCAGAGCAATTAGATGCGTTCACCAAATACGAACGAAGAATTAAACTTCGTGAAACACTAACTAAAGCATTGCAGTGGTCAAGCCTTTATGGCTCGGTTGGTTTACTGGTTGTTACCGATGCAACAAACTTAAATACGCCATTAAGACCGACTGAAAAGTTAAAACGATTAATCATATTACCTAAGTGGAAAATTAACACAACAGGCGAAAGAGAAACGAATATAACCGATGCTAATTTCGGTAAGTATAAAGCCTATTCAATCAGCGGTGATGGTAAACCTCTAATCGTTCATCATTCAAGATTGCTGATTATGAACGCTAACGATGCTCCGCTATCAGATAGTAGCATTTGGGGCATCTCAGACTTAGAGAAAATTATTGATGCACTAAAACGTTTTGATATTGCTTCTGCTAACGTTGGTGACTTAATTTTTGAAAGCAAGATTGATATCTTCAAGATTGACGGGTTGTCCGATAAGATTGCGAGCGGCTTTGAGAATGAAGTAGCAAATGTAATCGGTGCAGTTCAAGCGATTAAATCATCCACTAACAGTCTATTACTGGATAAAGAAAACGAATACGACCGCAAAGAACTCTCGTTTGGTGGATTAAAAGACCTTATTACAGAGTTTCGTAATGCGGTAGCTGGTGCAGCAGATATGCCAGTTACAATCCTGTTTGGTCAGTCTGTTTCTGGTTTGGCTAGTGGTGATGAGGACATTCAAAACTATCACGAGTCAATTCACCGATTGCAAGAGGCAAGATTGAGACCTGCCTTGGAAGTTATTGATAGCTTAATTTGTGGTGAATTGTTTGGTGGTCAGCCTGAAGATTGGTGGTTTGAATTCTTGCCTTTAACTGTGGTTAAACAAGAACAACAAATCAATATGCTGAACACGTTCGCAACCGCAACCAATACACTAATTCAGAACGGTATCGTAACAGAACAGCAAGTAGCTAACGAATTACGAGAGAGCGGACTGTTTGCCAATATCTCGGCTGATGACATTGAGGACATGAATAATGCTGATGAACTTGCCAGAGATTTTGAAGAACCAAAAGACGAAAGCGAAGAAGTTCAAAACACTGAAAGTGAGCAAGAGAACGGAGCTTTGGTATAGAACCGAACTCAAGCGACAAGTCAAAGAAATGACTGATACTGTTGAAAGAGCCTTAGAAAAACCTAATGGCTCTTTTTTTATGGATGATTTCAGCGGATTTCTTGCAGTTGGCGTTAAAACCCTGCTTAAAGTATTGGAACGCTTTGAGAATAAAGATTATTCAGCAGATGACGAAAAAATCGCACATGGCTTTGTTAATCGAGGAAATATCCAAAACCAACAGGAAGTATCAAAGAACTTAAAAAATCAAACTGGAATTGATTTAAGTGCATATTTAGGCAATAGCCCACGCATAGCTGAAAAAGTTAATGCGATGACTACTGCTAATGTTCAATTAATTAAGTCTATTCGCTCTCAATACCTCGATAAAGTACAAAATGCAGTCACGCAAGCGATGGTGAATGGAACGCTGAATAAAGACTTGGTGCAACAGATTAAAGACATCGGTAAAACAACCGAAAAGAGAGCGATATTTATTGCTCGAGACCAATCTTCGAAACTTAATGCAGCATTAACGCAAGCAAGGCACGAAGATGTTGGAATTACAAAATACACTTGGAGTACATCAGGCGATGAGCGAGTGCGTGAAAGCCACGCAGAAAAAGATGGGCAAGTCTTTGAATACGCTAATCCGCCAGCAGATACAGGACATCCTGGTCACGATTTTAACTGTAGATGTGTTGCTATTCCTTATCTTGGCGACGTGGTTAAAACTTCAAGTAACGAGCAAGAGACTCCATCAGAACCAATTAAAGAGGATTTGTCGCTATCGGTTGATAAGCTTGTTGAAAAATCGCAGAAAATAGAACCGACAATTACGGCAGATATTAACAATATCGCTACAAAGGCAGGTGGTAAACTTGTTGGTTTAGAAAATCGTCTAAAAAGTCAGTATTCAATAAAAAGAAAAATTGAAGATGAGGCTGCAGATGGGTTTTCCAAGTCTCTATCGCTGAATAAAATTCGTGATGCCATTCGGTACACGACCGTTTTCAAAGAGGGGGATTTTGTTACTCGCTATAAGGCCATGCAGTACTTGTTAGCGATCAAAGGGTATAAAACTATCGTAGTCAAAAACACCTGGAAGAACGATAGCGCATATAAAGGCGTTAATACATTTATCCAAAATGAAGATGGTGAAGTTTTTGAAATGCAATACCATACGCAGCAAAGTTTTGATGTGAAAAATGGGTTGTTGCATAAACTTTATGAAAAATTCAGAGATCCAAAAACACCAATTCATGAAAAAGAGAAGTTATTACTTGAAATGCGTAAACTAAGTAGTAAAATCAAAGTACCGGAAGGTGTTGAGCTTATTGAGGATAAAAAATGAGTTTTCAATATTACTTAGCAAATGTAGGCGAAAACCAGCAAAAACTAATCAGAGGAAATCCTTCTGATTTATTGTCATTTTCGGTGTTCAATCCAAAAAAATTAGAGTGGGATTCCTCACGAGGTATTTCATGGGCTGAACGCCTACTTGAAAGTGGTTTCAGTGATTTCAGTGTTATATCTGAAAGTGATGCAATCAGATTTATGAGAAACTAATAATGACTTTATCAACAAGAGCAGAATTATTTGCAAAGTCAATACACGCTAATCAAGTGGATAAGGCTGGCAAGCCGTATATTGGACACTTGCAGGCGGTGGTTAATAATCTCATTGAGCCAACAGAAGATATGGTGGCGGTAGCGTGGTTGCATGATAGCGTGGAAGATACAGAAACCACTTTTGATGATTTGGTTTATTACTTTGGAAGTTCAGTGGCGCAAGCGGTAGATGCGATAACTAAACGCAAGGGCGAGCCGTATTCCGGCTATCTAAACAGAGTAAAAGCCAATCCTATCGCGCGGTTAGTTAAGATTGCTGATTTGTCTCACAATATGGATCTATCGCGACTATTAAAGATTACCGAAAAAGATTTAGAGAGAAAAGCCAAGTATATTAAAGCAAAAGAATTTTTAGAAAATTAACAAACAAATTCATCAAACAACCCGATCAGAAATGGTCGGGTTTTTTATTGGGGTAAATAAATGCAATTTACAGATAAAACAACTCAAGCAAAAACACAGCGAACTATTACGAAAGACGGCTTTTTAGTCGTTCCTGCGACAATTTCTAAAGTCGGTGTTTTTGACTATCTAGAATCAGAGCTTGGACTAAAAGGCGATGGCGTGAAGAAAGTGGCGAGAACAGAGAAATCGCTATTTTCTGATGAGACCATTAAGAGCTTTGAGAACGCAACGCTAACAATCGGACACCCAGAACAAGGCGTAAACGCTAAGAACTGGAAAGAATTATCTGTTGGCGTTGTGCGAAACGTTAAGCGCATGGGTGATGAGCTAACCGCTGAAGCTTGGATTTATGACGAGCAAGCCATTAAAACCGTACAAGAACACGGTGTAGAGCAATTATCTTGTGGCTATGACTGCAACATTATCCAGTCGAGCGTTAAAGATGCGGATTTTGAGATGTCTCCGATGATCGGAAACCACGTAGCGATTGTGGCAAAGGGTCGCTGCGGCGGAACTGTAAAACTTGCCGATGAGGAAAAGACCGTTATGGGAAAAACCGCTAAATTCCTCGATGCGTTTTTAGGTGCATTCGGCATCAAATTGTCCGATGAGCAGAAAAAACAAATCGAAGAAGATGAAGAAGCTGGCAAAGAGGGTGAGAAAGCTCCAAAAGCTGAAAAACCGACCGAGCCAAAAGAAAAACAATCTGAACCCGAAGATAAAAAGGAAGAAGAAGTGAACAAAGAAGAGTTTGAAAAACAACTTAAAGCCAAAGATGCAGAAATTCAAGCATTGAAAGATGCACAGGCAAAACGTGATGCAGAATTAGCACAAGCGGCAATGTTAGCTGATGCACAATCTGTATTTAAAGACGTGAAATTCGCAGATAAAGCAAGCGTTCGTGAAATCCAAGAGAGCGTTATTGTTGCTCAAGGTATCTTTACAAAAGATGCAGCGGCTAAATTATCTGATGCTGAAATCTCTGGTGCGTATCAAGTAGCTAAAGCGGTTACTGCTAAATTAGCGGATGAACGCAAATCTTTAGGTAATATCTTATTAGGTGATGCGAAAACTGAAACAGCACCTAAATTAGACTTCAACAAAACTTACAATCAATAGGGGTAATAAATAATGGGTTACGCTTACGAACAAGCTCTAGCAAAAGCTGGTGAATTAGGCAAAGGCAACTTTGCGAGTGCGAAAACAAGTGCAGAGAAAGTGACTGGCAAAGTAAAAGCTGGTGATTTTGTAGCATTAAATCCAGAGGGTGGTGTAAAAGCGTTAGTGGCTAAAACTGATGTGTTAGCCGGCGTGGTATTTGCAAGCACTATCCGTGATGAATGGAATGATGGCGAGCTTTGTGATGTGATGCATATTGCAGCAGGCGATGCGGTATGGGTAAACGTTGCAACTGGTAAAACTGTTACACGTGGCAAAAAAGTCTATGTATTGGCCGCAGGTGGTGATGGTAAAACTGGTGCAATTCAAGGCGAGACCGATGCAAACGGAATCGAAACTCCATACACCGTAATTGATGTTAAAGGTCAATTAGCGTTAATTTCTAAATTATAAGGGGCTAAATAGATGTCTTTATTAACTTATGTACAAAACGGTTTAACTGCTGTTAGCAAAGAAATCGCAGAAACCAAATATCCAGAAATTGTGTTCCCGCAATTCGTATATGTTGACCAACAAACAGCGGTCGGCATCACTGAAAAACTTCACTACGGTGCAGATGAACATGGTTCTTTAGATGACGGCTTAATCACTACCGGCACTAGCACTTTAGACCAAGTAGAAGTTGGCTTTACTCCAAAACGCTCTTACATTGTGCCATGGGCTAAATCAGTAACATGGACTAAACCAGAGCTTGAGCAAGGCAAATTATTAGGTTTAAACCTTGATACAGCCAAAATCATGGCGTTAAACAAAAATGCTCAACAAACTCTACAAAAAGTAGCGTTCTTGGGCCACGCTAAAGATGGTCGCTTAACTGGTTTATTAAACTCTAAAGATGTATCAGTTCACACCTTAAAAGGCGCGGCAGCAGGCGCGAAAGTTCAAGCAATGGACTTTGACAAAGCAGTAGCATTCTTCAAAGAAATGTTCTTAGCTGGCTTAGAGAAAACTAAACGCATTGAAGCACCAAATACATTCGCTATTGATGCGATGGATTTAGCTCACCTTGCTTTAACTCAACGTGCGAACACTGACACAACTGCGTTAGAGTTCTTGATCAAGAGCTTATCCGCTGCGGCTGGTCGTGAAGTGGCTATTAAAGCGTTACCGTCTAACTTCGGTTCACGTGTTACTGACGGTAAAACACGTGCGATCGTTTATGTAAACAGCAAAGAACACGTAATCTTTGATGTGCCTATGACCCCAACTGTGTTAGAAGCAAAAGAAAAAGGCTTATTAGCTTACGAGTCAGGCTTACGCATGGCATTCGGTGGCGTGACCTTTATCGAGCCTGAATCTGCTCTTTATGTAGATTACTAGGAGGAATAAATGCCAACAATAGACGATTTTCGTGAACGTTATCCAGAATTTAAAGAGGTCGATGGTTTCCGCATTGACCTTTTTTTATCGGATGCACAGCAAGAAATCAGCCAAGCACGATGGGGGCGACTTTTCGAGCGTGGAGTGTTGGCATTAGCTGCTCATTTGCTCCGCCTTTCTCTCTGGGCAACAGAGGGTAATGGTGGGGCAAATCGCAATGTGGCGAGCGAGTCGGCAGGGGAGCTTTCTGTTGGCTATGCTACACCGACAATCACTGGTACAGATGCAGATTATCAATTAACTGCATACGGTCAAGAGTATTTACGATTACGTAAACTCGTTGGGATAGGTGTGATGGTGGCTTAATGACTGCTCAAGTTACAGGTAATCTTGCGAAATTCAAACAGCTTATCGAGCAAATAAAAGCAAGTGGCGAAAAGGCTGTGTATGTTGGCTTTCCTGCTGAGTTTAACGAGCAAGTAGAGGGTTCAGATAACTTTAATCTAGCCTCTTTAGCTGCGGTGTTAGAGTTCGGTAATGAAAATATCCCATCTCGTCCGTTTCTTCGTCAAACATTGGCAGAAAATCAAGAAAAATACACAACGTTATTTGTAAAACTGTTTGAAAGCGGTGTTTCAATAGACCAAATCTATGAACAAATCGCTTTAATTGCTCAAGGTGATGTTCAGCAAAATATCGTTAATGGTAAATGGACTGCAAACGCACCAAGCACAATTAAACGCAAGAAATCAAGCAGGCCGCTTATTGACACAGGTAAACTGCGGCAATCTGTAAGGGGGATCGTCAAATGAGCTTAATTAATCAATTTCCTCGTTTTTTAAATAGCAAATTCAGCCAAAAGGTAATCATAAAACATCTACAAGGCGAGCATTCAGCTATTGACTATAAGGCGAAGTACATTGAAGAGAAAGTCACTGCAATAGTGATGCCAACATCGCCTAACGATGTTCAATTCTTGCCAGAGGGTGAGAGGTTTCTGCCAAGCATTAAAATCTACACGGTTAAGCCTTTGAAGATAGGTGATCTAGTAGATTATCTTGGTGAAACTTACAAAATCAAAACAGTGGGTAATTGGAAAGACTATGGATACTACAACAATATCGGCATTCGACATAGCCAAACTGCGAAAGTGGATTCAAGAGGCTTTGAAGTTACCTAAAGATGCTGTAATCGGTGGCTGGTTGCCAGAAAATCCCCTGCCTGCGTTCATTACGATGGATGTATTAAATACCAATGAAATCGGACAGGCGACACGAGAATTTGACGGTAAACGAGAACGCATTAGACAGTCAATGCAAAGCACGGTTAGCGTTTCTTGTTTTGGTCGCAATTCGCTCGCTCAAAGCTACAAATTAAAAGCTATTTTCCAAAGTTCAGCGTTTCTTTCCTTTCTTAATTCAAACCATTGGGGTGTTATCCGTTTTTCAGATGTTCGCAACCTAACCGCTACAGTTGGGGCAGACTATGAAGAGCGTGGGCAATTTGATGTGATATTCAGTCATCATCACATTGTAGATACTCCGTTAGATCCGATTGAGAGAGTTGAGCAACGGACGAATAACAAATCACAAGATATAGGAGCATAAGCCAAATGGCATTATCAATCTCTAATATTGTAAACGTGCAATTAAACACAGTTCCGAAGTCTGCTGCTCGCAAATCTTTCGGTACAGTTGCACTTTTCACACCAGAGTCAGGCCAAGCATTTAATGATGCGACTACACGTTATGTGTATGTTGAAAGTCAAAAAGATGTTGAGGCTCTCTTTGGTACAAATTCAGAAACAGCAAAAGCGGCTCAGCCGTTCTTTGCTCAAAGTCCACGCGCGAAACAGTTAATCATTGCACGCTGGCAAAAAGAACAAGCAACCATTGAAGCAACCAAAAACGCTTTGCGTGGTGCGACACTATCAGATGGTTTAGAAACATTTAAATCAATCTCAAATGGTGGTTTCTCAATCATTGTTGGCTCGGCTGTTAAAGTAGTTGATGGATTAGACTTCTCAGAAGCCGCCGACTTTAATGCAGTGGCGACAAAAATCAAAGAAAAACTAACCACTTTAAAAGTAAATGCCGATGTTGCTTATGATGAGACTGGAAACCGCTTTATTATCTCTGCGACAGATTCAGGCGAAAGTGCAGACACTTTAATTTTCTACGCTGAAAAAGGTAATGCCACAGGTGATTACATTGGTGGAATGTTAAAGCTTGAAGATGGTCAAGCAACAAGAGTAATTGGCAAAAACCAAGTTCAAGTTAAAGCTGAGAAAGTAGAGCAAGCATTATTCAATGTTTCAGAAGTAGAAAATGGCTGGTACGGTTTCACCTTTGCGGCTCAATTAACTGATGCACAAATCGAGGCTGCTGCTAAATACGCTCAAGCGAATGATAAATTATTCGGTGTTAGCGTAATTAAAACTGAGCAGATTGAATGGTCGACATCTAATGTATTCAAAAAATTATACGATGCTCAATTAGACCACACCTTGGCAATCTTCGATAAAAACGACTTATATCCAGCATCTTCTGCGTTGGCTCGTTTGTTATCTGTGAACTTTGCGGCTAATAACTCAACGCTTACGCTTAAATTTAAACAGCAACCAACAATCACAGCAGATGAAATCACTGCTACAGAGTTTGCGAAAGCAAAACGCTTAGGGATTAACGTTTACACTTACTTTGACGATGCCGCAATGATTGCTGAGGGTACTGTAATCGGCGGTAAATTCGCTGATGAAATCGTTATCCTTGACTGGTTCAAAGATGCAGTACAGAAAGAAGTGTTTGCTCGTTTATACAAATCACCGACTAAAATTCCTTTAACAGACAAAGGTCAAGCAATCTTAATCTCTGCGGTTGAGAAAGTTTGTTTAGAGGGTGTTAATAATGGTGCTTTCGCTCCTGGTAAATGGACTGGTGATAGTTTCGGTAATCTGAAAACAGATGACTACCTAGAGAAAGGCTATTACATCTGGGCAGCTCCAATGGATACGCTTTCAGATAGCGACCGTGAGCAACGTAGAGCGACACCAATTCAGGTGGCTGTGAAATTAGCCGGTGCAATCCATTCAAGCGATGTGATTGTGAACTACAACCGATAATTAATAGGGCTGGATAATCCAGCCTTTTCTTTTTAAGAGGAAATATAAATGGCAGTTTTCGACCCTAAACAGGTAGTAGTGTTACTTGACGGAAAAGAAATCTCTGATTGGGCTGACGGTTCAGATGTAATTAGTGCCGCCAACCAAGTTGATGCAGGTCAGTTAGTTATCGGTGCTAACGGTACTGGTGTATTCATCGCTAACCCAGATAATTCAGGCAAGCTAACACTGAAAATTAAGCAACATTCTGCTGACAATGCTTACTTATCAAAACTATTTAATCAACAAAAGAGCAGTATTAAAACATTCTTACCTATCACTTTGTCAATCCGTGACTTAATCAACGATGACGTAGTGACAGCAAGCAAAGGTTATTTTACTACTCCAGCACAATACGTTCGCGGTAACGGTCATAATGCCGAGACTTGGACGATTGTTTTTGAACAAATGACAATGAACTTAGAAAAAGGCGTTGAATAATGGAACAGGTTAAGCAATTCACTATCGAAGATGTAACTTACACAATGACACCAGCTAATGCGATGGCTGCGTGGACTGCGTTAAAAAATGCGATGAAGTTACTTAAATCGGTTGACTTGTCCGCTCTAGGCGATAGCAAAAAGCTAGGTGCAGGCATTTTAACGACTGTATTGGCTAATTTAGGTGAACCAAGTGTGAAAGAGTTAGAGAATATCGTATTGACTCACACAGCTTGCGAACAAGACGGACAAAAATACCGTTTATCAGAACGTTTTGATAGTCATTTTAATAAACACCGTGGGCATTTAATCACTGTTTTAAAAGAGGGGTTAACCTATCAGTTCGCTGATTTTTTTATCGGTGGGGGTGGATTGCTAGCCAATATTCAGGGCAAGCTCAAAGCATAGAAAGCCAATCAGAAAATAGAGTTGATTGGTTTGTTTTTACGCCAATAGTTAAAAAGTTCTGTACATTGCACGAATTAAGATCTGTTTACTCAATAGCAGATCTTCTTTCTTTCCACGAGGTAATAGTGGAATTAAATCAAATGGAGCAAAGCAAAGATGCTATTAGATGAGTTACTGATAAAAGTCGGTATAGAAGCCGATAGCCAAGCGATGCAAGAGTTTGAGCAATTCCTTGATACGGTTGGAAGTGGTACTGAAAGTGCGGTTGAGGGGCTTGGCGAGCTATCTAAATCCATTGAAAACACGGTTAATACCGATGCAGTGAAAGATGGTGCTAATGCTGTTGATGGCTTAAAAGGAAATATCGATAATCTTTGGGCGACAAAGTTTGGTGCTGATGGGTTAGCTAAGAAATTTGAATCGCTTGGTATCGTCATTAACAAAACTACGATTGCAGTAGTGGCACTTGGTGCAGCGTTCTACGGTGCAACGGTAGGCGTTAAGAACTTCGTAGATGGAAACCTTGATGCGTTAGATGAGATTAAACAGCTATCTAATGTAACAGGTGAGGCGGCGGATAAAATCTATCTGCTAGGCAAAGTCGCAGAAGTAAACGGTTCATCTGCTCAAGCGGCTCAATCATCAATCGAGGGATTATCCAGAACAATCGGTGAGGCGGCGGCTGGAATTGGTCGAGGTGCTAAGACTTTCGAGCAGTACGGATTAAGCGCTAAGAAAGCCAATGGTGAAATAAAATCATCTAGTGAACTATTCGGTGAAATATCCGAAAAAATGCAGAAGATGAGCGACCAAGAGCAAATAGCAATGCTTGCGAAATTAGGCATTGATGGCTCAATGATTCAAACGCTCAGATTAGGTAACGATGAATTAGCTGAACAGATTGCTCTAGCAGAAGCCTTAACGCTTGGTGTTGGTAACGCAGAAAACGCAGAGAAAGCAGCAGCATTTAAAGATGCCTTAACGCAAGTTTCTCAAGTATTTATTGCTATCGGTGAATACGTTTCTTTGCGTATATCACCATCAATCCAGCGATTAGCTGAACGCTTTACAAAATGGTTTGCAGAGAACAATAACTTCATCAAGGCAATCTTAAATGGACTTGGTCGAGTGTTCTCATTCTTGTTTGAATTAGCTGGTGCGATAGATAACATCATCGAAAGCACGGTTGGTTGGAAAGCGGTGATTATCACGCTTGGCGGTTTGTTGCTGTGGTTTAGCCGCAGAATGTTGTTAGCCTTTGCGACAAATCCAATCACCTTAGCGATTGCGGCAATAGCTGGACTAATCCTAATTATTGATGATTTTATCACTTGGTTACAAGGTGGTGATGCTCAATTCGGTGAATTCTATCAATCTTGTGCGGACGGTTTGCAGTGGATTGAAGATAAATGGGGCGAGCTTTCAGATTGGATTAAGGAAAAATGGGGAGAGGCTATTTCTTGGGTATCCGGGAAATGGAATGCCTTTACAGCTACATTTAGCATAGACAACCTTAAAAAAGTCTTTGAAAGCGTTAAACAAACCATTATTGAGAAGTTTAAAGCGGCATTTGGTTGGGCTATCGACCTATGGAATAGTATTGTGGCTAAGATTGGCGGTGAGCCAATTAATATCCAAGCAAATGTATCTACTCAAGGCGTGCGACAAGTTGGATTAGGCGTGGCGGATTTAGCTTTAAATGCAGGTGTTTATGCTAAAGCATCTGAAGTTTCTGCTGGTGGTGTTGGTGGTGTTTCTAACGCTGACAATAGCGTGAAGAACAGCAACAACAAAATTACCATCACACAGCATATTCAGGGCGTGGATAATCCAAAAGCGGTTGCAGACCAATCAGCACGAGCAATCAATAACCAACTTTCACCAGTTATAGGATAGTAAAGAATGTTTAATTTTGCTCAAGTATCAAGCAGAAGTATTGGAACAATAAAGTTTGATGTGGTTACAACGGAAGATCACCAATCAGACCTTTCAATCACGGAAAATCCGATTGAGTCAGGTGCTGCAATAGCCGACCACGCAGTCGTTCAACCTAAACAGGTTACGATTAACGGAATTATGGTTGACCATGACCACGGAACGTTCGGCATCAACTCGCCATACATTGGCAACATTCGTGGCGTGGTCGATTTTCTAAACAACTTTCCATTCCCTGTACCTGTAATCACTCAAACTTCTCAAACAATCGCAAGAGCTGGGCGAGTAATTAGTCAAACAGCAGGGGCTTACAGCCAAGTAAAAGGCGTAGTAAATCAGGTGCGAGCAATTGCACCTTTTTTACCAGACTTCGGGCTTGGTGGCTTGTTAGATAGTGGCGTAGGCGACGGCAGAGTGCAGAAATGCTATGCCGATTTGGTGGCCTGTCAAAAATCAGGTGAAACAATCGAGATACAAACAGGAATTCATCTATATAAAGATATGATGATTCAATCAATCTCGGTCAATCAATCGCAAGATGGCAGTGCGACCTTTACGATAACAGCAAGAGAAATCTTTGTTGTAAACACTCAAACCACACAAAGCTCACAATCTAGCGGTAGTTCAAGCGGTAAAGGTGGGAATAAAACGTCAACCATCGGCAAAACAAAAAGCGGCCGTGCTGCGGTGCAATCAGCATCGAAAACACAGCAAGGCACAACAAGACCGGCTAACGCAGAGCCAAGAAAAACATCGGCATTAAAAAATATCTTCTCATAGGTGGCATAGATGCAAAGAATACCAGTTACACAGTCGCCATACCAAGAGCAGACATTTGAGTTTAATGGTCGGAAAATCCGCTTGACACTTCGATTTAATAGTGTAGGCAATTTTTGGGTGATAGATGTTTACGAACCAGTCACTCAACGACAAATATGTCAATGTCAGGCGTTGGCTTGCGGAGTACCTATCCTATTACGATCAGTTCAGCCTTACTTCTTCTATATGGAAGATGAAAGCGGTGCGGATTTAGATGTTATTACTGCAAACGACTTAGGTACGAGATGCTTTCTGTATATCGGGGCTAAATAATGAAACAGTTCGGCAGACAATGGAAATTAGATATTAGCAACGAACGAGAAACGCTAAGTATCACACAGTTAAGGGTGGCGTTTGAGATTGATAAAACAATCAACGAGAAACCGAACCCAGCAAAAATCCAAGTTTGGAACTTAAACCGAGACCACATCAACCAATTATTAAGCCAAGATTACAAGAAAGCCGCTTTATCGGTTGGTTATAACGAGTTGAGACAGATTTATTCTGGCGACATTACCAAAGTTAGAATCCAGCGAGACGGATTAGATTTTGTTCTCACGCTTGAATGTTCTGATGGTCATGTGGCTTATACACAATCCAGAGCTAAGACAACGCTTAAAGCAGGAGCAACCGATAAGCAAATAGTCGAAGAAATACAAAAGACAATGCCAAAGGTGCAAGCTGGCGCAATGGATATTCCTAATCAGCGTAAATTGCCACGGGGTAGAGTGTTAAACGGCAACAGCCGAGATATTTTAACCAAAGTAGCGAGAAATAATGGTGCGGATTGGTCAATTCAGGACGGTTCTTTAATCTTCTTACCAAAAGATAAAGTATTAAACGATGAGGCTGTTTTAATCTCGCAAGATACTGGAATGATTAACGCACCAGAGCAAACCGATGGCGGATTAGAAATAACCTGTCTATTAAATCCAGCCTTACAGATTGGCGGATTAGTGAAAGTTGAATCAATCATTGAATACTTTAACGGCGAGTACAAAGTAATAAAACTTGCTCACTCAGGCGATGGATTAGGTGGCGATTGGCAAAGCAAAATGACAGTGGTCGGTGGTAAATTCCAAAAGGTTGAGAGTGAGAATAGCAATTCTAAATCCGACACGAAAAGCAAGGATAAGAAAAAATGAACTATCAACAATCACTAGCCACACCAGAAACCGCAACAGACCAACAAATCCAACAAAATCAGTTAAATCTACACACCGCATTGCCTGCTAAGGTTGTGAGCTTTGATTCAAGCAAACAGACGGTAACGCTTGCGGTTCAAGTAAAAATGCAACTGGCAGACGGTAACGGTGCGGATATTCCTCCATTGGTTGATGTTCCAGTTAGTTTTCCTAGAGGTGGTGGATTTGCTGTTACCTTTCCATTAAAAGCAGGTGATGAGGGAATAGCGATATTCTCTGAGCGTTGCATAGATGGCTGGTGGCAAAATGGCAACGCATCTACTCCGTTAGATTTTAGGCTGCACGACTTATCCGATGCGATGTTTATACCAGGTGTTTGCTCTGTGCCTAAGACCATTAAGAGCTTTTTTAATGACGGGCTTTCAATGCAAACGCTTGACGGTGGAACATTTATCAGGGTTACAGACGGTAAAATCTTAATTCAAGGCAACATTGAGCATAAAGGCAACGTAAACCACACAGGTGATACAACACAAAAAGGCTCTCACAGCTCAAGCGGTGTAATTTCCAGTGATACAGATGTTAAAGCTGGCGTAATTTCAGTCAAATCACACAAACACGCAGGCGATAGTGGCGGAAAAACAGGAGTTCCAGAATGACGGTAAAAGTTAGACGATTGGATAAAAACCATGATTGGACTTTTGGGCAAGGTTTCGCAAATTACGCTAGCGAATCAGAGGCTATCGCTCAAAATGTTCAGACTAGACTTTGGTCATTTACGAATGACTGGTTTTTAGATTTGGAACATGGCTTACCATGGTTAGAACAAATGGGGCGAAATGTAGATTTGGGTGATTGGGAAATTAGGATTAAAAAGCACGTTCTACAAACTGACGGAGTTTCCAAGATTACCAGTTACGAATCAAAATTAGATCCAAATACACGGAAATTAGTGATAGACATCACTTATCAAGACATTTACGGAGCAGAAAACTCCGCTAGTTATCGTTCATAAGGGGCATTATGGCAACACTAACAGAAACAGGCATCCAAATTGAACGCTTAAACGACATTGTAAAGCGTTTTGAAGATGGTTTTAAGCAAGTCTACGGTCAGAATATTGACCTATCGCCAAACACGCCAGACGGTCAAATGGTGGGTATTTTAGCTCAAATTAAAATGGACATTGAGGAGCTTGCCGAGAATGTTTACCGACAATTAGACCCAGATGTGGCAACTGGAGCGTGGTTAGAACAGCGAGTGGCTTATGCTGGATTAATGCGAAGAGGTGCGAGTTACAGCTATTTACGCTCGGTTATTCTTACTGGCGAGCCTAACACACAGCTTTACGCTGGAATTGTAGTATCTGACCAAAACAAAGTTCGATGGGTGCTAACTTCTGACATTCAATTAGATGGCAACGGTTCGGGGCGAGCGGATTTTAGAAGTGAACAACTAGGTAGCTTTAACCTTGCCAAAAACACAACCTTAACCATTGAAACGGTAACGCTTGGATTGACAAATGCAGTTACGTTTGAAAATGCGGAGGTTGGCGTGGAAGAAGAAACGGACACGCAATTAAGAGAACGTTTTCTATTCAGCCGAACCAAAAACGCACAGAACTCGGCAGAGGCAATCACTGCGAAAATAGCAGCATTGCCAGATGTTAAACAAGTCCGAGTACTGGAAAATAACACCGCTCAACGTGATGCGTTTGGGGTAGATCCACATTCAATAGATGTTATCGTTTATGGCGGAAATGATGAAGAAATTGCTAATGTCATCTACCAAAACAAAGGGGCTGGTGTAGGGTTGCAGGGTAACACGCTAACGAACCTCAAGAAAGATGGTGAAACTAGACCGATTAGATTTGACAAGGTTTCGTTGATTGATATTCAAGTTTCAATGCGATGCGTACGCTATGAAGATTTTACAGAAATAGATAAAGATCAGATTAAAAAACTATTAGCTAACCAAGTATTTAAAATTGGTCAGGCCGTTTCGTTATCTCGTCTATACTCACCAATCAACCAAGTAGGCGGTTTCTGGGTTAAAGAATTGAAAATAGCACGGAAAGGTCAGCAATTAAAAGCCGAGAACGTGGCATTACAACCTAGAGACTTAGCGAGAATAATGGAAAGCGACATCGCAATCGAGGTGGAATAATGGCTTATTCAGATTTGCTTATATGGCAGTATCAAGGGAAGCCGAAAGCTCTAGCCACAATCAAGATGATTGAAGATGAATTTGCTCAAAGTTTTATTGATTTATACAAAATTCAAGATGTTTTAAGTATCGAAACAGCAACAGGCGATCAATTAGATTTGGTTGGTAAGCACGTTGGACAGTCGAGAATTGTTAATGGTTACACCTTGAGACAATTCTTCGGGTTTAAAAACGCAAAAAATGCACTTGGATTTAGTAAAGAACTTGAGGGTGGTGGGCAGTGGTACAGATTAAGAGACCCGTTAGCTGACTCGGTTAGATTATCTGATGATGATTATCGTTTCTTGATTAAGTGTAGAGTGATTAAAAACTATCAGCTCGGCACAGTTCCAAACATTATTGAGGCTTGTCAGTTTGTATTTGGTGATGGTTGCAAGGTAACGGATAACTTGAATATGACTGTTACCGTTAAGGTGCCTAAAAATAAACTTACTCAATTCTCAAAGTTTGCAGTTCAGAATTTAGACATAATTCCAAGACAAGCAGGCACTAAAATTATTTTTGAAATCAAATAGAGGATTTTATGGCGATATATAACAAACCTGATGAAAGCGTTTTCGCATCAAGTGCTAGACAGGGAGAAGTAAGTAATTTCCCAGATATTGGCAGAGGGTGGGGGATTTCATTCGACCAGACTGGCGGCATTCCTCCAATGGAGTGGTTTAACTTCCTTTTCAAGCGAACAGATGAGAAGTTTGGTTATCTATTTCAACGAGGCTTATCAGAATGGTCGGCAACGCAAACCTATCCAGAGGGCGCATTAGTTCAATACAAAAATCTAACCTACAAAGCTAAGAGAGAAAACACAAATAAAAACCCAGAACAAACTAATTCTTTAGACTGGCAACGCTGGGGATTTACTCAATCGGAGCTTAAGAGAGCAACATTAAATGAAAGCGGTGTTACTCAGCTCTTAACCTCTATCAATAGCAATGATGAAACTAAGTCCGCTACGCCTAAATCTGTGAAAATAGCTTACGATAAAGGTGTGGAGGCAAAGAATGCTGCCGATGATGCCAACACTAATGCAAATGGAAGAGTGTCTAAAAGTGGCGATGCTATTAATGGGATGTTGTTTATAGATGGAGTTAAATCTGGCGGTTTCGCCAATGGATTGGTTATTCGAAACAAAACTAGCGGCCAAAACACAAGCGGCTTTGTGGATTTCTATCAATCCGACACCGTGCCACGTGCTTCGATTTGGTTTAGAGATGCAGGAAAAAACAGCACTCAAATTGAATTTTTAACCACACCAGATGGCTCGGATTTTAATAGAGATAGCCGACAAAATGCATTTACGATAGGAGCGCAAGGCGCACTATGGAGCAAGCAGTATGGTTGGCTACATAATTTTTTTACGAAGCAAACGGAGTCTTACAAATGGTCAGATGTTGGAGGTCAGTTCTACCCACAACATTATAGTGGATGCCAAACAATACGATTAAGAGCTAGCAAGACAGGAGGATTACTTATAACCCTGATGAATTTAAGAGATATTCTTAATGCAACTATAATGCTACCTGAGAGATATACTGGATTTGCCAAAATTATAGTTACAGATGCCGGCGATGCCCGTCATTCTTATGGTGCTAGCATGATTAACCAGAATAGTTTCGCTTTTTATGGCAGAGGGCAGAATACTGCGGCAAACGTAGTTATTATTGGATGGAGTGAATTTTAATGATTAGTCAATTTAATTTTAATGGTAATTTTTTTGCTGCTCCAGTGGAGATCGTGAATGACGATGGAACAATAAAACGCATGACAAGCGGCGATGACTGGATTGGCATAGATACACAAGATGAGATTAATGCAATTTCAGAAAGCATAACGAATGGTGGTGCTGTATGGCTTGAAAATGGCAAAATCAAATGCTCAGGGAAATCACCTAGCGAATACCATGTTTTTGATGCTAAATCGAAATCTTTTAAGGTTTCAGATGCTAAGAAAGCAGAATTCTTTAAGCGTAAAAAAGAAAATCTACTTAATACTCTAGCTGATAAGGCAGACAAGATTAAAAATGACTTACTTGCTGGCTATCCACAGACAGAAATCGAGAGCTTTTACCGCCAAGAGAAAGAAGCGTTAGCGTGGCAGGTAAACAATAAAGCAGATACGCCAATGCTTAAACAAATTGCACGAATTCGCAATATTCCTTTTGAAGTTTTAGTGCAAAAGGTCATTGAAAAGTCAGAGCAATTTGCTCTTGCGGTTGGTGTGATTATTGGGCAAAGACAAGCGTTTGAAGATCGCTTATTAGCCACAAATACGCTAGAAGAAATAACCGCACTTGAAAAGGAAATTAAAGAATGGAAATTCCAAGCAAATTAAAGCTATATGCTTATCATAATCTAATCGCTCTTGATCAGTGGTTTAACGCCTTAACTGGTGGAGCAGCAGATGAAACATTATCAAGTCGCACCTATCGTGGTGCGATTTTAGTTTCTAAGCCAAAGAAGCGATGGGTAGTTCTTCATGAAGTGATTAACTTTCTATTCTTTGACAAAAACCACTGCAAAGACTCATACGAAAGCGAGCTAAAAGGCAGACAGCACGACAAACGTTTCAGTCAAATGCGTAAGGGGGCTTAAGTGTCAGACACCGGCATTGTTCTTTATCGTGGCGATGATGAAGAGCGAAGAGTGCGGATATACGAGAAACAACAAGACGGGGAGCTTAAACCATACGACCTAACCAATATTAAGCGGTTAGATTTATGGGCGAAAGTTAGAAGCCACACTGTAATTTCTCTATCTAGCACAGATGAGACTATTAAGGTCGTAGATGCTGAGAATGGCGTAATTTTACTTAAATTTCATCACGATTTAACGAAATACGCTATTTGGTCAGAGGCCAACTACGACTTACAAACAATATCTAATACGGGGGCGGTAAAAACGGTGATTAGAAACGCACTTTTTAAACTAGAGGGCGATGTCACACCGCAACCGAATGAAGATGACGTGTAAAGATGAATTAGTAGCAATTATTGAACCGCCTCAAGATATTGAGGTGGTAATTGAAAAGGTCGAGATTGTTAAACTTGATGATGGGCAATGCGATCAAAAAATCCCAACTCTCGAAGAATTAAAAACTTTTTATAATATAGGAGCTTTATAGGGTGGCAGCACAAGAATTTCACCAGACACTCACAGAATTTGCCGAATTCGTAGGTATGAAAGATAAGGAAATTACTAAACTTATCGGAAACCTAACAACTTTAAGCACAACAGATAAAACAAATCTAGTTGGCGCAATCAATGAATTATATCAATCTGTCAGAAGCCTATCAGGTAGTGCAGCAGGTATTAATGACAGTGCGACAAATGAAACATCAACTTTATCCGCTAAGAAGATTCTTGAGCTTGTAAATCAAGCGAAAACCGAAGCTAAAAGCGAAATATTGGGCGGAAATGTAGCGGCTGAATTAGATACCATCAAGGAATTAGCCGATGCATTAAATGGAATGAAAACAGGCGAAGATGGCTTGAATAAACTTATTCAAAAAATCTCACAAGCCAATGAAGCATTAACCGCACTTAATCAGAAATTCACATCTCTAGACGATGTGAATTTAAAAGAAGCTTACACACGAGGTTACAATAAATAATGACATTTCAGACTGGTATAACTGAATTTGCCGAATTTGTTGGAACTGAAATTAAGCGAATTGAAAAGAAAATCCCAGATGGCGGTAGTAATCAATCTAGTAGTCAAATTGTAATTACTGGAAACGGTCGGCCGGATAATCCAAACACAACAGGCGGTAAGATTACAGGCGTTGAGCCAAATGGAGCAATCTATACATCAATAAACGGTGCTGGCGTTGGAGCCTACCAGTGGCAAAAATGCGGTGGTCGCTGGAAGATCGTTTATGGCGACACTGGTGATATCACAATGAACGCTCAAAATACTGTGGCAGGAAACTGGGTTCGTATCAAACGATACAACAACCTTGTTATTATGAGCTTCGGTGGCGGACAGTGGGGATGGTTTCAAGTTTTAGGCAAAGGTAGTAAAGGTTTCATACAGCGTAAACGCAATACACGAAATATTGACCTTATCAAATTGGGCGGCATCCCACAAGGTTTTCGTACAGATTTTTCTTTCCTGAAACCCTTTTACAATGATATTGGCATTGAAATTGGCAAATTGTATATTGGGGGTAAAGGAGATTCAAACTACATTGAAATGCGGTTTCTGGAAGATATACGAGAAACCGATTATCAAGATCTACGATTTCCTGATGTAATGTGGTACACTACAGACGACTTCCCTTTGTCCATCTAA